CAAGGGCTATTTTCTTGCGCGATACGTTCGCTATATCTGTCCCATTAAGTACCCCACCTGCGCCAGAGGCGCGGCGGAGGGCGCCAACCGCATCAATATCAGCGCTATTTAGAACCGCATCGGTCATGCTGCCAGCCTCAAGATGCGCCCACCGGTCACCGGGCTAAGCAACCTATCGTTGGTAACAGGGCTGAAAAGAAATACGAAGCCCGGAGGAGCGCCGCCATAAGGCTCCCCATCGACAAGCAGCTCGTTAACATTGATATCGGTGTAGTTCGTGAACACACCTCCCGGCGGGAGCGTGCCTTGAAGAACGACACCACGAAGTGCCAACACCGCATCCGCATCGAGAATATCAAACATTGTGACGGTGCCGGTCGGCGATCCTGAACCTGAAATCGGCACGCCCTGCACGCTGATCGTTTGCGCGTTGATTGCGGTGATATCCGTGACGCCCGGCAGTCCGCTATTATTCGCGATGCTGCCATGAGCGGCAATCAATGCGTTCAGATCCGTTAGGGTCAAGATGCCGCCCCCATTTGCCATCAGGTGGCCGTAAAGCCCTGAGCGTTGAAATAGACCGCTCCCGTTACAGAGGCGGTCAGCGTCACAACCTCCATGAGTGTGTTCGCTGTACCCTTGAGCGGAACGGGAAAGACGATAGCCTCACCGCCCGTGATTCCAGCCGTCCCGATCTTGCCGCGCCATAGCACCGTACCGGCAGCGCCATCACGAACAGCAATCTCGGTTGCGGCGCCAAGCGCGTCTGAGAATATCTGGATGCCTGTGATGTAATTACGAAGTGTGCCGCCTGCCGCTGCTGCAATCGTTACCGCTGTGGTGCTATTGCTGATACCGCCCGATGCTGCTGCGTATAGCCAGCGGCTACCCGTCATTGCAAGTTGCACGACAGAACCATTGACGTCACCACGGGCAAAATCAGCATTGGTTCCATTATAAACTAAATTTTGACTATTGACGACAAGGCCGCCCGTCAATGTGTTTGCAGATGCAGTGGGTGTAATTATATTGCCACCAGCAGTACCATTGGCTGCTTTTAAAGAAACCCATGTTCCTCCTCTGGAATCTATCTGAGTGTCACCACGCTGACCCGTGGTAAAAGTGGGAAGCGTGGAATTGTAAATTCCACCGCTTTTAACCGGAGCCCCACTATCCGTCGCCCCGCTGGCTACATTGCCACTAACGACGAGCGCATTGCTCAGCTTGACGAACAGTCCCTTCACGACCTTGACAAGTGTTCCTGCCGCAGCGCCCGTGGCGTCGGTATAGGCGATATCAGTCGTCGTACCCTCGGCAATGTCAGCGCCATCCGCGATCGTGGCAGCGCCACCACCGCCACCAGAAGCATCCGCGCTCGTGATCACCATCGCCCGATAAGTGACGCCGCCAATTGTTTTGACTAACTCATCAGCCATTAGAAATTCCGTCCATAGCTAGCGCCAAGATAGAGTGAAGCCGGCCGATCGGAATCGAACAGTATCTGTTCAAGCGAGGCCGCGCGCTGGTCGATGCGCTGCGCTGCCGCTGGATCGATCCGCGATACACCAAACGCAGGCACCAGCCGCGAGGCCAGGCCGTAATAGACCGTCTCCAGCCATTCCTGCGGGACATCGATCGTCTGCGCGCCATCGGTCACATCCTCAATGATGCGTGGATAACTATAGAGGATTGTCATCGTCGCATTGGGCACGGGCCATAGCGTCAGGCTGATCGATGTATCGAGCTTCGATACGGTGTAGGCAGTCGGATAACCCGGTGTCGCCTTGTTCGGGATCTGGCGATATTGCGCCAATTCCCAGCGCTGCAGCGGGCGCTCATAGTTCGATGCCTGGATCAACCGCGCTTCGGTGACATCGAGACAATAGGGCGTCAGCACCATCTTTGCCGTGCCGGATGTGAAAGCAACCGAGCCTTCCGTATCGCGCCACGATGTAACACCGCGCGCCTGCCAGCTTTTCAGCATGTAATTGAGGGTGCGCAGGCCCAGCTCAGTTTCTTCGCCCGTGGGGTTCTCGCCGGCCGACAACACGCCAATATCCGTCATCGCGGCAAGGATGACCTCGCTCGCGATCAGGGTTGAGGAAATGGTGCCGCTGGTTGTCACAGATCCCCCGGCGTTACGGTTCCAACAAAGACGTCAGGCGGTTCGGGTGCCGCATCGGGACACGGCAAGCCTTCGGGGTAGACGGTTGGCGGCGTCATCGTGTCGGGGAGTGGGTCCCAGCAATCCCCGCAAACTTTTAGCCCGCTCCATTCGATTTTCAGGCAATTCAGCCGAAATTTGAACGAACATCTTTGACAGATTCCATATGCCCCGCCAGACTTGTAGCAATAAGGAACTACCCTCATGGCCAATCTCCTGACGGGGCATATTTAATCAGATTGGTTCTAAGCGCCGGCATTCCCGAAGGTCGATCGCCAATCTCCCGCCCCAGCCGAGAAGCGCATGGTCGCCTTCGCCTTGGCGTTGTCGGTGTCGAATTCATTGTCCTTGGACAATGAGACTTCACGCCGCCAGTAGGACATCAGTCCGTTGGGAACATCGGTCTGGACATACCAGCTATCGGTATCGGTCAGATATTTGTCGACCTCGACCTCCGGCACCGAACCCATCGCATTGAGTGCGTTGATGTCGTTGTTCGCGGTTCCGGAGCGCAGCACCGAGTTGAGGATACGGGTGGCGTTGAACGCGTCTTCGGGATTGATGACGATGCGCTTGATGCCGCCATTGATCGGGAAGCCGCGGTTGTTCTGGATGCGCCATACCGCCTTGGTCGCATCCTCAAGTGCCGCTTCGGACAGATCCGCTGCGGTCAGGAGATTGGACTGCAAGCCACTCAGCGTCGGGTGAGACGCCGAGAACAGCGGCTGGCCGTCACCAATCGGATAGGCGCTGTCGAAGCCGCGATTGAAGACATTGGCGTGAACGAACTCCGCCGTGGTGCGCATCGACCATGCGAGATTGGCCGAACGGGCACGGGACAATTCGTCATACTGATTGTCTTCCAGTTCCTCTTCCGTGACGATATAGCCGAGGCCATATACGACATGTTGGAAGATCGCGGTGTAACCCTGCTGATCCGAATCATACTGGATCGGCGCGGCTTCCGACTTGCTCGGCGCAAGCCCGAAGGTGGTGGCCTCCGAGACGCGTTCCTGGAACTTGGTCGATCCCTCCTTTTCGAAGATCTTCGACCAGGTCGCGGGAACCTTGTCGTAGCTAAGGCCGAACCAGCTCTTCACACCGGGCCATAGGGCGTCAGGGTGAGAGGAGCGCGTGATGATGCCTGCCATGGTTCAATCCCCCTTAAACGCCAGTGGAGCCGGCAGCGCCGGTTTCCGTGGGCAGGTTGATCGCACACAACCATTTGGCCGTGGTGCCGATCACATTGTCAACGCGATGCTGGAGTTCGACGATGCGCATCTGCAGCGTATTGGTCGTGGCCGCCGTCGAACTATCGATCATCCAGCCAGAATTGCCGGTCGTCGTGCTACCAGCGCCGGCAATGAGACTGATGTTGTTGCCGATGTTGGTCGCGGCGAGCGAGCCGCCAACGCCATCCTCCTGCACCTCGAAGAGCAGGTCTGGATCATCCGCCACCAGCACATAGCCTGCGGTGGTCGCGGGCAGATAGGGCAGCGGGAATGGGGCGGAGGGTCGGAAGCCGACGACAACGCCGGTGATGCGGCCCGTGGCGGCAGTGGCGATAACGCAGGTCGGCGTGCCGAATGCATCACCGTCTCCAGCGATAATCACCGGATCGCCGACATATAGCGCAGTGGTGTTGCCGACCGGGACGTAATAAGCGCGTGCGACCCCGTTCCAGGGAGCGCCATTGCGATAGCAACGGGGGGTCAGCCCAGTCGCAGCATTGGAATTAGCCATGTTTCAAACCCCTCAAGGGGGCTGAACGTCAGACCCCCGGTTCGCGTGAAATTCGGTTTCCGGCAGGGACGTACGAGACTTCACTCTGCCGTTTGTCGTCGGGATCGATAGTCTGCCCCCGCTTCAAAGCATCTTCCATCGTATCGAGGAGGTTGCTTTTCTTCGCGCGATCGGCGTCGAACCAATCCTGATATTTTTCCACCAGCACGAGACTGCCTTCCTCGGTGCGGGATGCGGCGACGGGTTCGACGTCCTGCACTCTGTCCCAATCATCACGGGACATTTCCTGCAGACGACCCGGCGTATCGCGTATCCAGCGGAGGGTCTTGCCCTCACGAGCGGCGCGCTCTCTGACTTCGGTGGGGATGGACAAGGCCATACGCCCCATCCGGTCTAGATCGCCATCTTCGCGACGGCGGCGCTCTCTGCGCGTCTCTTCGGCTCTCGGTGAGAGGGCCGGCTTGTCAACAGGTGCCGATGAAGGCATCCCACCCTTGGTGAGCCTGCTACGATCATATTGCCCACGGGGCATAACCAATATCCTTTCTACGCCGAATTATTAGAACGTCAAGCGGCTTGTGTTGCAAAATAATCCGCTGCGTATTCGGCCTTCACTTTCTCGGGATCGGCCTTGAACTTCTGTTGTGCCAGCTTGGCATGACGCTCAGCGGCCGCCTTCACGTCGGACGGGA